GTTTTGACGAGCCACCGGTTAAGGATCTCGTCCGACTCACTATTGAACCATGCTAAACATGGCCGACTCGGAGTAGCGTCGGGTTGTTGGTTCGGGTGTCCATTTCTGTATGCCTTGCCTGTGTATGCCTGTCGATAATCACCAATCAATCTCCAATTCTATAGGGGCGTCGACCACTGTATTGGTAGTGGTCAAGACGACTGCGCGAGTGATGCCCAGCGCTGCTACTAGTCCGAAAGAATCGCCGTATGAGTCCATCATGAATTCTCTTGTGTCATCCTCGCTGATCAGCACTTTCTCATTGAGAATTGCCTCTTCAAGCTGGTCGACGTCCACCCCACTTGTGCGGGTGAACCATGATACTTCTTCGACGCTAACGCTAGCCCTATCTGACTCGTTACGGTACCGCTCTAGAAAGATGTCTCTAAAGAGGGGGAAATGTCTAAATTCATAAGCGTAAGACAGGGCCTTGCCTGCCATGTACGCGCTGTCAGAAATCGCCTGGTTTGACGAAACCCTGACATTGAACCTTGCAAGCGCCTTGCCTAACTTAGGCATCATGCAAGGAGACTCCACATGCGCACAAATTCGTCGTGACAAGAAAGTGGCAGCGCCTTGCAAGGCTGCCAACAGACCGGTGAGCTTCATCTTCGGATGAGCTGTTACCCAGTCCGACCAGTGCTGTACATTAACCAGCACTCGCAGCAACCCGTAATAATCGTCACCCAAAATGACCCCAACGCCTAGTATAGGCTGACGAGGCGTCCATTTGTAAGTGTCGATCAAGTATACTGCTTCGATCGTTCCATTCCACACGCTATTGCGCGGCGTTGTTACCGTGGTCCCAGTTGGAAGTTGATTCTCCAATTGTGCCTGGTGTCCGTAATCCCAATTCACTACCTTGAATTTCCTGTTATCCATAAGGAGATTCCTAAACCATTGCGGAGCGCCGACTTTTTCGCAGAATTTGTCGAACACAACCGTGGCACCCCGGCGTTGCCGGAGGTCATTGGCTGAGAAGTCTCCCTCAACGCCGTTGGGGAAATCTTCTTCGTTCTCTGCTAAAAAGCCAGCAAGCTCGGTGTCCTTGCATTTGTAAGCAAGTTTCAGTTTGAGCGGGCCTAGTGATA